CAGCGCCCAGCAATTACGCCATCACTGTCGGTTGACTGGACGAAAAAACCCACTGCCGCCGCGCTGACGGCTGCTGGTTGGACGGTTTCGCGGGCCGGAGAGATGACATACTTTGGGCCGGTGCCGGTGAAAGTGGCTGAGAACTTGTTTGTGCGGAGCGCCGATTTCGGCCATGCAAGCTGGGTAAAGACCGGCCTGGTTGCACCTGCGGCGGTGACTGACGAGAGCGGGCTTGTAGGCTCAACGGTCATCGCAGCTGCCGGAGCTGGGCAGCACGCCCTGGGGGAGCTGACTACCAGTACAAACCTCGGCAGCCAGACATACCGCGTGCGGTTTCTGTGCAAAGCGGCGACGTACACCAAAGCTATCATTGCGGATCGCACAACTGGCCGTGCAGCCGCCGCGTTTGATTTGACTGCGGGCACCACAATTGCCAGCACGTTTGGTGCTGGCTACACCAGTCACTCTGTCGAGGCTCACACGCTGGGCGGCGGGCTGTACTGGTGCAATCTCGTGATGACCAGTGCAGCAGCGGGCACAGACTGGGAGCCGACGATTATTGGTTACCCAGATAGCGGTGCCACGCTCAGCGCGACCGGGGCCAGCTACACCGGAGACGGCACCTCCGGCATCGAGGTCTACGCAGCTCAGTTGCAACACAATTTTGATGGCGACTACGTGCCGACTACTGACGTGCCGATCACGCAGTACGCCAACCCGCTGCTGACGGCTGCTGCGAACGAGTTGGCGTACCAGCACAACAGCCGTGGTGAGTGCGTTGGTCTGTTGCAGTACCCTGCTGACACCAACTTGATTTTGCAGTCGCAGAACTTGGGGCATGCAAGCTGGTCGAAATCTATGGTTAGTGTTGCAGTTACCAAGCGTCTCTGGGCAGCCAGTGCTCCGTTTTGGAGAATTGCTCGTACAGACTCTACAAGCTACGCAGCGGCACTGCAAGCAGTCTCATTTGCGGCGCTGACAGCAATAACAGCGTATACAGCGACTATCGCGCTAATGGGCGACCAGTGGTCAGGATGTACAACTGGGATGGTAGGTATCAGGAATGTGACTGGTGGCACGTGGCCTACACAGTCGGCTGTCGTCATATCTGGGCCGGGTAGTGTTTCGGCGACTGCCCAAGGTAATATCGACATAGCCGGGCTGTCAACCACGGTGCCCACGCTGATTCGCATTACAGCGCAGGTTCCAGTCGGCACGACCTCAATCGGGCTTTATATTTACCCCTCCAGCTTCGGGATTGGCCCTTCAGGCGCAGCCATCCTCGCCACCCGCGTGCATGTAGCTGCTGGCGATATTCTGCTGCCCTACATCCCAACCACCACCGCCGCCGTGACTCGCGGCGCACAGACCTGGACTTACTCAACCACCGCAATCATCAGCCCAGCCGAGGGCACGCTGCTGGTGCGAGCCAGTGTTGAGGATGCGGTGTGGTCAGCGGCCAGAGTAGCTGCCGCGCTGGACTTTTCCGGGTCATCGAATTTCCGCCACGCCATCAGCAGCGCAGCGTCAACCGGCGCTGCCACCGGCTCCACGGTCAATGCGGGCACTACCCAAGCATCAGCCGTGGCCAGTGCGTTCTCGGTCACCCCAGCTACAACCGCTTACGCATACACCACCAACAGCATGCAGCTCGCCACAAACGGCACGCTGAGCACGCTGGACACCGTGGGCACGATGCCACCCGTCAACCGCCTCGGGTCATCAACCTGGGCAGGCCTTATCCAGCGCACCGAGCTATACCCACGCGCCATGACCAGTGCCGAACTGTCCGCGATCACAACTCCAGGAGTGCTGCAATGAGCGACGAAATCATCACACAACCGCCCCGAGACCTCGGCCCGCTGGACGTGATCGGCAAGCTGTTCGCTCAGCCAACCGAGACCACACCAGCAGCCGAGCTGCCAGGCTGGCATGTCAATGCGCCCTGGCCCATCGCGGGCTGGGATGCGTACAAAGTCACCCCGGCTACGCCCCGGCGCGTCTTCGGTGGGCAGGAAACCGTGTTCTACACGTTCGGCGCGGAGGCAGACTTCCTGCTCGCACTGGAGACCGCTGACCTGAGCCCGCCCCCACCTGCTCCAGCCAGCGTGACCCGTCGCCAAGCTCGACAGGCGTTGCTGCTGGCTGGGCTGCTGAGCCAGGTTCAGCCAGCGATTGATGCGATACCCAACGCCGCCATGCGGGCTATGGTTCAAATCGAGTGGGACGACAGCAACGAGTTTGACCGCTACCGCCCAGCCCTAATAGGCTTGGCCACCGCACTGGGCATGACCTCTGCTCAACTTGATCAACTCTTTATCACTGCGAGCAAGCTATGACTAAGAAGACCAGACTGGCTTTCTACAAGGGCCGCAAGTCCGAGAACCGCAAGTCCTTGATCGGGGACTGGCTGATCTGCTGGGTCACCGGCAGTCAGTTCTCGCACGTCGAACTGGTGGCCAGCATGTGGCCTGCCTGGTCTGAGGTGTTGTCGTCCTCGCTACGCGACAAGGGTGTGCGGGCTGCGTGGCGGGCACTTGCCCCTGAGCGCTGGGTGATTGTGGAGTTCGACGGCGACTCGTCTGAGGCCGTCGCCTACATCAGAAGCCGGATAGGCACCCCATACGGGTGGCCAGACTTGCTGAGCTTCTTGTTGCCGTTTCGTGTCAGTACACCTTGGGATTTCTGTAGCGAGGTGATAGCCAAGGCGTTCAAGCTTGCTGACGCCTGGCACACGTCTCCTGGTGACCTGTACAAGTGGGCCGAGCAGCAGCCTGGATTTCGGGTACTGGCTGCCGACGAGTTCGGTATTCCTTGGAGCGCTGAGAATGGCTGAGCCTGATTTGCCGACCGCCAAAATACTTGCCGGGGTGCTTGGCTCTGTCGTGAGCCTGCGCTTCGTCAAGGGCTCACTGTTTGAACGGGCCAGCATGTGCGTGGGTGGTGCTGCTTTAAGCTACTACGGCTCCACTCCGACCGCGCTGTGGGTAGGCAAGCCCGACGCCGAAGGCCTAATCGGCTTTCTTGTCGGTCTATTCGGAATGGCTATCATGGCCAAGTGCTATGAGGTGATACAGGCCACACAGGCCGGTGACATTGTAGAGGCTATTAAGCGGAAGTGGGGTGCATGATGTTCGACTTTGCCTTAGCCACTACAGCGGTGCTGGCCCTGGTCGGCGTGCTGCATCCAGAATTCTCCGACAACCTGCTTCAGCGGGTTGGGCTGTCAGCCGCCTGCATGGGCAGCACATTGTCACTGCTCAGCGACAGCCCGTGCCCGGAGAGGCCGGTCACCATCCTTGCCGTGGGTGTCGCTGTGTACGCGGTTGGCACTGCCAAGAACGCCATCAAATTCCGCCATCACAGAAGGGTACTGCGCCATGAGTAAACTCATCAAAGTCGCCATGCTTTACATTGGCCAGCGCGAGGTGCCCGGCCCAGGCGTGAATGCCTGGATCAAGGACACTTGGCTCTCGCTGCCCGGTGGCAAGTGGTTCTGGGGCGAGTACGGGCAAGACGATTCCAAGCTTCCTTGGTGTGGGGCGTTCGCGGCCAGAGTCTGCAAGGAGGCCGGCCTGCCGTTCCCCGCCAAATACAGCTCAGCGCTGGCCTGGGCCACTTGGGGCGAGCCGCTGAATTACCCGGCTCAGGGCTGTGTGGCCGTGCTGACCCGTGAAGGCGGTGGCCACGTTGCCATCGTGACCGGCATCAGCCGCGACGGCAAGTCCGTCAGGCTGCTGGGAGGCAACCAGGGTGACGCTGTGCGCGAGAGCTGGTTCCCGACCCAGCGCGTCAAGTTTTGGCGAGCACCTGCCGGCGAAGGGTTGGCCCAGGTTGCCGTGGCAGAGCCAGGCGAGTTCAGCAAGTCGGAGGCCTGAGCATGAACACATCGCACTGGGCGCAACAACTTGGACTGAGACAAACTGACACTGGAGAGCTGGTGGCCCTCCTCGACCCGGCTGAGTCCAGAGCCCGCTCGCGCCGGGCGCGTGAGAAGTCGGTATTCGTGCCGCCAGCCCCGAAGCCGGCACCCGATGAGGTGGAGGATGCCGACGATTCGTCGGCCAGGAGAGCAGCATGCCCTACCTGATTCTGTGTCTGATCTCGGCCTTGCTGGCTGGCGGCGGGGTGTGGAAGTACCAAGCCCAAAAATATGAGTTGGCCTTGGCCAGCCTGTCAACCGATCACCTGAAGCGCGATTTTCGCGCCCTGGAGAATGCAAATGCCGAAACCACCCGTCTCCAAAGTCAAAAAGATGCAGCTTCGCGTACCGCAGCCCAGCGCCAGCGATTTTGGCAGAGCCAAAATTCTGCTCTTGAGCGTGATGTTGACGGGCTGCGGAGCGACCTTGCCCGTTATCGAGCCGAACGGGAGTCCTTGCCCGGTGATCCCGTCAGCCCCGGAGCTGACTACACCTCTGCCCTCGAAACCGTATTCGGAGACTGTGCAACTGAAGTTGTCCGAATGGAGAGCCTTGCTCAGGGCCACGCGAACGACGTCCAAACCTTGAAAGAGGCCTGGCCTACACCCGCCACCCAGTCAGCGCCCGCGCCACCAGCGGAGCCAGAACCCAGCCAATGAAGAAGGTGATGGCCACAGCTGCGACCAACCCGTACCAGGGGCCGCCCAGCACACGGCCAGAACACCTGCGACCTTGGTCACAGTCGTAGTTGCAGTTTTCGCACGACATCTCAGACTCCTTGTAACAAAATTACGCTACCGGCAACAGCTTTCGCAGTGTCGCCGTGTGAAACCATCAAGACCTGGCCGAAGTCGAGTGTGGCAAGTGCTGCCAGCAGCCGCTCCTCGCGGGCTGCATCCATAGCCGCAGCCGGCTCATCCAGAATCAGCAGGCCGACACCAGGCAGAAATGCTCGCATCAGGCTGATGCGAACGGCAAGTCCCAAGATGTCAAGTGTCGATCCGCTCAGGTCGGAGGCAGGCTTGCCGTCCACCTCGAACCCATCGGCAGACCGGCCCACCACCGAAGGCACACCGCGCAGCTCGCTGAACGTGCGGCTGATGGCCGCCAGCAGGCCGGCCCACAACTTCGCCGCCAGCACGGGGCGGGCCTGGCGCAACTTCTTGATCAGGGCATTGTTCGTGTCCATCTCGCTGACGGTGCGCGTCAGTTCGGCCAACTGCGCCTGCCCGGCTTGGTAGGTGGCCATCTGTACTTTGTACTGGGTCTCCAGGTCTCTGGCTGCCGCCTGCTTGGCTCGCAGCCCGTCCGCAGCCGACTGCGCGACCTTGGCCAAGGTTCGCGCCTGGCTGCTGCGCAGCGCCGCGTGCTTCGACAGGTTGTCCAGGTCGGTGACGGCTGGGGGCACAACCAGCCGTGCCAAATCTTTCTCGGCCTGGGCCCGCTGCACCGACTCCAGCTTGATGCGCTCTTCGATCTGAGCAGCCTCGCGCTGCTTGCGCAGCTCGTTGTTCAGCATCACGTCGTAGTTGGTGGTGTCCACTTCTGACGAGACTGGGCCGCCGACCCAGGCTCCGTCCTGCACGTAGCGACTGAGCAGCGAAAGCTTGTGCAGGTAGGTTTTCCAGTTCTCCTGTGCAGAGCACCAGGCAGTCTGGGCAGCCACGGCTTCAGCTCTTGCGGCCACTGCTGCTTGGTGCTCTGCTCGCAGCTTAGCCATCTCAGCGTCAATTCCGGCCACTCTGGCCAGTATTTCAGCTGTAGGCGGTTCCAACGGGCTGCCGCAATGTTCGCAATGGCTCTCTATCTGTGGGCGTGAGTACCCAAGGTTTCGCAGCTGCGCCTGCAGCTTTTCCGGTGCGCCGTGGTCAACTACTGGCATCGGGCCTGGGTCAGGGACCACGGCCAAGTTGGTCCACGCCGCCCAAGCGTTGCGCAGCTCTACCTGCCGAGCCTGCTCCGTCCGCGCAGCGATGATCTGCTCGACAGGAGTGGCAGAGTGATCCAGGGGCTTGGTCTGCGGCAGGGCCAGAATGGCTTGCAGCCGCGCCTGCTCAGACTTGGCTGCCTGGTGTGCCATGTCAGCCGCCTGGGCATCCAGCAACTCGGCCAGCGCCTCGCGCTCAAGTTCCGCCCCCTCGCTGGCCTCGGCTGCCGCCAGCGCAGCTTCCAGCTCGGCCTGCTTCAGCTCAGGCGAGAAGTCGGGCAGCTCCGGGGCGCGTTCTTGGCGCAGAGCTTCGAGCTTTTCGAGCGCCGCCTTCGTAGAGCCGTATGGCAACTGGGCCTGCACCTTTTCGACCAAGTCTTCGATGGCGCCGAGTTCGGCAAGCTCTTCGATCAGCTTGACGGCTGCAGCGCCCTCGGCGGCCACACCCTTCAGGTCAGTTTGCCTGGCCACCAGCAGCCGGCTCAGCGTGGCCACCGGGGCACCCAGCAGCCGCTCGACAGCCGCTGTCACCTCCGTCTGGCCGACCGATAGTGCCCCGCCGCCCATCATCTCAGCGCCGGCCTTGGAGCGGGTGAGGGTGTACAGCACGCCGCCAACCTCGAAGGTCAGCTGCACCTTCAGGCTGCTGACGGGCTGGCCATAGGTGACTGTGGCATCCAGCGAGCGCGGCAGCGCTCGGCTGCCGCCCCAAGCGTAGAGCAGGGCCTCCAGCACGGAGGACTTGCCTGCCTCGTTGTCCCCGGCCAGAACCGTAAGACCCTGGGCAAAGTCGATATGCAGGTCTCGGTGCTTGCGGAAGTTGGTGAGTGTTAAGGTTTTGATCATCAGAGTAGGCGGCTTTTGGTTGGTGTGTTGTGTCGGATGCTGTCTAGCGCGGCCCAGACTACCCTCTTAGCCTTGACTATGAAGTAAGGGAAGCAGTGCGGATTAGTTAAACAGCCGAGGCTGAAGTGGGCTGGTGCCATTGTAGTAAAGTCCATCTTAATGGTGATTTCAAGAACACTTCTCGTATGCCTGCATACACCAGCGCCTGCGCGTCGCAGCCATCTAGCGGATACTGTATGTAGTGTGAGCTGTAGCTCTGGCTAGTTACGGAGTAGGCTGGTGTCACAGCACAAGTCCGATCAGCGGCACGATGTTACGGCCTACGTCTCTGAACTCACGCGAAACGTACACCCACCCATGCACAGTAGTTTTTATTGTTTGGCAGTAAAGTGTGGAGGTATCGAATGAAGGTGTCATGGTAGTAGTCGCTCTCTGGCGGGTCTGATGCGGGTAACCGGTCGGATGATTCTGAACACAAGCGTAATCGTGTCTGGGTGGTACGACAGATAGTAGGATGCGCAGTTGCACTGCTCAACAGGCTCAGTAGCCGGTGTCATAAGCCAAGCGTCTGGTCACTGATGCCCCAGCCCACAGTGGCAAATGCTGCATTGACGAGCATGGCAGCTCCAGGTACGAAGGCTTCCGGGTAGGCGAAGTAACTGTGTGGCGATACGCTGTTCACGGTGATTTCCTCTTCTTTGTTGGCCCTTTTACCATCCTTGGGTGCGCAGCGTGCAAAGGAGCTGCCTCAAACAGGTGGCCGAAGGTGCCGCAGGCCTGAGCCCTGGCGGTGATGGCGGGCAAGGATACTGCCAGACACTGGCCAGCCCCGTGTGACTTTGCCGGAGGCTGGTAGTGCCGGCAGTTGGTGCAGTAGGCTATCACTTTTGAGTGAGCCATGTGACAAACCTACTGCGCATATTGGGCTCGAACCAGATAGCCTCTGGGCCGCACCTAGTCCAGTCGCTTCCGCAGCGACCTTGCGTTCCGCGAATCTCGTCGGCACGCGCCGACTGTGGCCCACCTGTCACGGTGTTGATGCCTAGTTTTGGGTGCTGGCACCAATACAAAAGTCGCAGGTGCTTACAGTCTTTGCAAAATTTCACTTCAACCCCTCCAAAATTTTCACTTCATTCGGCTCCAGGACTTCCCGGAGCATGGACATGACATCATACCCCTTCATGTCTGCCACTGCATCCTCGAAGTCGGCACCTTCAGCTGCCTGAACCTTGACGGCATTGGCCACCACCAGGGCTTCCGACGTGCGCCGGTAGGCGGCGACTGCGGCCAGGGCTTCAGAGGCCTGAGCTGCCGTGGCCTCGCCGCTGATGCGGATGAACGGCGCGGCGCTGGGCTTCAGGTCGTTCCAGGGCATCTCGGCAAACTCGTCGGCGCGGCGGGCGCAGGTGTGCAAGGTGAGCTTGCCGTCTCGGATCACAGCATACTGCTTGTCTCCTGGGCTGAGTAGGTCTGACACACTGGAAGGTGTCTGCAAGCCTGTGACGGTAACCTTACCAAGTGTTCTTCCGTGGTGCTCGTGAGCGCAGACAATCTGCTTGGCCTTGCACGCAGCGATCTGCTCTAAGCTGAGGTTTAGGCTGTGATCAGACTGTGCGGCGAAGCAGTTGCTGATGTTGCAATGCACAAACAGGAAATCACATTCAGGTACAGCTGCAATCGCGTCATCGAACAGCACCTGATTTGGCATATGCGGGATGACATAGCCGTGAGGTGTTGCTGTCGGCTTATCTATATGCACGTACCGATTAGGAAAGTGCATTGTCAACAGCTTACCAAGCAGGTCAAAGCTTGACATCACGTTGCTTGAGCTCGCACAGTCGTGGTTTCCTCGGCTGTTGTACAGGAAGCTGTCAGGGTTGGCAGTCAGCCAACGAGTCAGGATTCCGTACACCGCGAACAGGTCAGAGGCTGCAATGTGGGTGGCATCGAAAAGGTCTCCCCCTATCAGTAGGTCTCCCTGCTCAGGGAGCAAGTTCTTGAACTTGCTTAGAAGTCTCTCTCTTAGAGCTTGTCGGGTGACTGGTGTCGTTCCAGCGGAACGTACAGTTCCAAGGTGGCAGTCGTTTAGGACAGTTAGCATTGTGTACCCCTGTTAACTAGGCTTATCTCACAGGTGTCGGGCAGGTCAAGGGCTTCCGCTAAGGACATTCTGCGTAACCTTTTGAATGTTCTGCCGTATGGCACCTCAAGATGTTCGCACAGACGCTTCAAGCACCACTCTTTACCGCTGTAAGTTACTCGTAAGGTGTTGCGCTTGTTCTCATTCTGTCTACTGAGCGGCAACCACTTGCAGTTTCCAGGTTCATAGCCCTTATTCACATCAATACGCTCTACTGTCATACCTTCAGAGTTGGGGCCCATATCACGGATAAAATTGCTGAAATCAAGCCACTCGTCGCATAGCGTTACCCCTCTACCACCATAGTCTGCGTATGCTTTGGATTTAGGACTCAGGCAGCGTTTTCGTATACCAGTCCACACTCGGTAAACTCTGCGGGCTTCAGGGTCACTTTTGATTGAGGCAGCGCCGTGGGTTATAGAATGCGAACCAGCCATGTCAACCTTATAGCAACCGCAGGACTTAACAAGTCCGGCTGTGAGTGGGTACATTTCGGTTATGTGCTCACGTCCGCAGGAGCAAGCACACCTCCAGAGCCTGTGGTTTCGTTTGGTCTTACCTGCCCAGCCTAGTACAGTCAGCCTGTGGAATACCCGGCCAATTCCGTCAGCTTCGCTTAAAATTTTACTGCCCATAGTACCTCCCCAATTTTACCGGCAGCTCTGGGACCTTTTTACTCGCTTCACTCATAGCAATATCTCCTCAAGTCTTCGTGTTGACAGTGGCCTCAAGTCCCATGAGCCGCCTGTACGTTCAGAGAAGTAGCCCACATCCTCCATGCGCCACTGCTTAATACCTGAGTGGTAAACCAGGATATAGCACCTAGCTCCTGCCATCTCCCAGACCCGCATACGACCAACTTGTTCGGTGCTGAGGTTGCCGTGCGGCAAGCGGTAATCGTGCTGAGTCTGCTTCACCTCGATCAAGGTGAGCTGCCCTTCCTGCAAGAGGATGAAGTCACAGAGGGCTGGCTGGAAGCTGCCGGAGCGCATGTCCGGTGGGCGGTGCCAGGCCACGTTGGAGGACTTGGCCAACACCTCCAGCCGCTTTTTGACAAGGGTCTCCGCTTCCTTGCCACGGTTTGCTGAAGTGCTCATAAACCGGCAGCCTCCGCAGCCACTGGAGCCAGCTCGCGGAGAATCGCCTGAACCTCGGCGGCGATCAGGCGATGCTCTTTTTGCGTGGACGGGTCGAGCCTGGACTTCAGGTAGTGAATCCAGCTGCGCAGGCTGCCCACCATGTACAGGCGGGATGGTGTCAAGCCTTCCGGCAGCACCGCGCGGGCCTGCTCCTTGGCGATGCCGTGATCAAGTGCCCACTGGTAGGTCTGCTGAGCCTTTGCCAGCAGCACACCTTGGCGGCAGTGCCACTGCTCAGCAAGCTCAGCGTCGTCTGTGTGCAGACTGTTCTGCCGATTCTTGGCATCCTGCAGTCGGCACTCGCGAAACTCGGCTGCCGGAAGTTTGTCATAGGACTGGTAGCGGCCACTAAATTCCTGGAACGAGAACGATCTGTGGCGCAGAATTTGTCGGCCAATGTCTCGTGTGGTGTTGATCTCCACGCACATGTGGCTCATCTCGAACGGGCTGACATGGCCGTTGCGCAGCATGTAGCGCAGAAGTCCCACGATGTTTTCGTTTTCCTGGTTCTCAGGGTTGCTCACACGGGCGATGTACGCCAGGTGCCTGTCAATTTCAGGTGTAGCCCATACTAACTTTACTGATTGCATTCGATTCTCCAAAAGAAAGGGCCGAAACGGTGTGGTCGCAACACGCCGATTCAGCCCAGAAGGTCAAGACCCTCCCGCACTGCAAGGCTTTGCGACAGCCGGTGCGGGAACGCCCTGTCGCAAAGTTTACCACGGTCAGTCCGTTTCTGGCGGTGGGATACCGGTCATTTCTGCTCCATATCTTCCGCACTGCGGATGTTCTTGAATGTCGGGAACCGAGGCAAGGTCTTCACACCCTTCTTGAAGCTCTTGTAGGTGATCGTCTTGCCGACAATTTCCTGCTGGTTGTCGAAGTAGAACTTGCGTTCAATGTGATCCATCTCCCCTGGGGAGACTGTGATCGTCATGCCAGACTCCAAGTCTCTGCATGTCAGCGATCCGACCATGCCGTTCGGAACTTGGTTCTCGGCGTGAGAGCTTCTTTCTGAGCGGCCAATCTCGTTGACCACAGCTTCGTTCAGGTTTGTCCGACCTTCGACAACTGCCAACACCAGGGCTTCAGAGTCTGAGAACCGTTTAATTCGCATCAGCTGTTGCTCTTTCTTGCCTGGCCGACCTTCCTTGTACAGGGAGTTAGGGTTGCGCAGGATCGTGCCCTCGTAGCCATCAGCCAAGTTCTCCTCGTCGTATTCCTCGACCTCAGATGAGGAATTGAGCCTGAAGTAGGGCACAAGCTTGATGCAATTCTCGTCCAGCTCTTCCACTCGCTGACACAGAAGCTTGTACCGCTCGTAGTACGGCAACTTAATCGTCTCCTCGGTCACAAGGTCGAATACGTGCCACACGACACCTTCGGAGGGGCCTGTGATCGTGTTGACGGCGGAGGTGGTGTCTCGGCACAGAGAGCTTGAAGTCTCATCACCAAGGGCCAGCTCACCGTCCAGACCTTGGTACTTTGGTTGGCTGAACTTGGCCGTCAGAGCCTTGTTTTTAAAGGCCTTGAGGCTGCGTCCGACGAGCCTACCGTCTAGGTTGAGGCCTCGCACTCCGTCGATCTTGGGCTGGGCGAAGGTAGGTAGTTGGATGTTACCTTCTTCGTAATTACTTGCCAGCTGGGGTTTGATGCTCATATCTGCTCCGTGGGTTGTGTCGGTCTGTGAGTGTGTAAGTTGAGTTCTGCCAGGCTTCTCCAAGAGAGGGCCTGATCCCTGGCACTGTCCTCGCCATACTTATTACAGCTGAAAGTCTTGCTCCGATATTTATTGTCTACCCATATCTGGGCTATCCAGGATGCGTTACCGCACCTGTCTACGGACCTGTGAACCCCTACTCTGCCGGATTTATTGTTACTCTGCTTACCCTTGTTCTGGCTATTCTGTGACCGTGTCACTTCTCTAAGGTTGGAGATGTGGTTATTCAACTTATCCTGATCAGCGTGATCCAGCTCTAGGGTTGGCATGTGCCCTTTACACATCAGCCATACAAGTCTGTGCTCTAGGTGCGGTCTACCGAACACATTTATCTGTCGGTATCCGTAGTGTGTAGGACTTCCGGCTGGCTCTCCGACCTCCTTGCCGTTGAAGTGCCTTTTCTCCTTGACACGAAGCCCCTTAATAGCCTCGCAAAAGTAGAAGTGCTTGAGCATGTACGCCTGCATGCCTGCTTCTGAGGTGTCAGCTTCACCGGCAGTTTTTGGTTTAGCTCCGTCTGTGTCAGCTGTATCTGGCATTTCGATCTCCAAAAGAAAACGGGCTCGAAAGTCGGTGCTGCAACACCTCCAATCGAACCCGCAGGGAGTAAACCCTGAACTAATACTGTTGCAGCAGCCTGAGTTCAAGATTCAAGCTGCCATCTTATCACAACTTCGCCACGGCTGCGCGAATCTCCTCAAGGGTTGGTGTGCCCACGTTGCCCACTTCGATTTGCTCCCCAAACGACGGGCCGAACGATACAGAAGACCGGATCGGCAACCGCATGTTAGCGTAGGGCCTGACCATCGCCTTGTGCATATCTAGTAGGAACGGCTCTAAGTCTGAAACAACAACAGAAGCTACCACTTCATCATGCACGGGAAAGTACACTCTGCAATCATACTTCTGAACTAGACCCATGTCCCACATGGCACCCTCAGCCTGCTTGGTCATTTCAGCGGCAGAACCCTGAATTCTGAAGCTCAAGGTTTGTCGCTCCGCCTTTACAGCCTCGTATTTGTCTTCCGACAGGAGTGCTGGCCCGAGGTGGCGTACCGCCCCGAGCAGGGTCTTGCTGATCCCGGCCTCCTTGACGATCTCCATCTCTCTCAGCGCCCAAGCCTCGGACACAGGGAAGGCCTCCGCTTTTGCGTCCAAACTCGCCTGCGCCTCTTCTTCAGTAACTAGCATCACAGAGGCAGCCTTCTTAGCAGCCATACGGTAGAGTGCTCCGAAGTTCACAGTCTTACCTAGAGCTCTCGCTTTCTTGATATTCTTGTGTAGTGGGTGCGACTGGTTATCAACTATAGTCTTAAACTCCTCATAAGTTAGCGGCTCATTGGTGCGGTTCCAGATACCGACCCCAGTCTTGCTGTGCATATCAAGCGGTGGGTCGCCAGTGAAGGCAAGCTCCAGCACAGGGTCGTGAGACCATTCGGCCAGCAGCAGGATCTCCTGGGACGAGAAGTCCATAGATACCACCACAGCGCCCTTCTTGTGCGGGGAGATTACTTCGCGGAACCTGGCCGCAAATCCTTTCACCTTCTCGTGCTTAGCGAGTTGCTGTACGTTAGGCTTTGCGGAGGATGCTCGTCTAGTGTTCGTGGCACATTGGTTATGTGAGCTGTGTACCAGCCCAGTCTTCCAGTGTACGAAGTACGGGTAGGTGTCGTAGTACAGGCCTCGCCTAGTGCTCACCATTTTCATCAGGCGGATTGCCTCCAGCGCAGCGGCTTCCTCCGGCCCAGCCTCAAGCATCGCATACTTGACGGCCAGCTCGTTCGTCTGTGGTGTGCCCTGCTTGATGCCCTTAGCACGCATGGTGGCGGTGGGGGCGTTGAACACCCGCACCGGCAGGCCCATGACCTCGTAGAAGAGGCGCTGCATCTGCTTCGGAGAGCCTGGATTGAACTTCGGCTGGCCGTCGAAGTGCTGCAGCACCAAGGTCTTGAACGACTCCCAGTCGCGGTTGCGGATCAGCTCCGCCATCGCCAGGCTTCCGCCTGCTTCCACGGCGTCGGCCAGCCGGTCGAGCTTGCGTACCGCCGTCTCCAGCTCCTCGCCGGTCACGATGGTGAAGGCCTCTTTGATCTGCTTCGGCGTGGGCTCGCCGTCGTAGACTGGCGGCAGGCAGCCATCCCAGCCCTTGGTCATCAGGTAGGCGGAGAGCTTGGCCCAGGCCTCGTCATAGGTCTTGTCGTCAATCTCACGCAACTCTTGCAACTTGGCCAAATCAATTGGAACGCCTTGAACAAACGACTGGGTGTGCAGGTAGGAGGCGGAAATTTCCACGTCCAGATAGGTCTGCCAAGTTCCCTCAAGCTGCATGATCAGCTTGAAGAAATTGTGCAGGGCTGCAGTGGTGACCGTGTCGTCGCAGGCGTAGTCGAAGACGTGCTGGGCGCTGAGTTCGCGCATCTTGTACTGGCGGCGTTCGACCATCACGAATTCGGCGGGGCTGACTTCGATGGTGTCGCCAAGGTGTACTTCGTCGAGGCCAAACTCGTCGGCGCAGATCACATCCTCCTGCGTCGCCACCCGCGTCACCGCCTCCTTGACACACTTCTTGAACTCGCCCAGCAGCCGCCCACCCTTCAGAGAGCCTGGCTCACCTTCGAGGGTGGTGACCGTGTCGTAGTCCACCTGGTTGTAGTCCAGCCACCTCTTCGACAGTTTCTTCAGGCCCAGTGAGAAGTTCTCGTCCACATATGAGGCCTCGAACTTGGTGTCCAGCCAATTGGGCAGGTAGCCGTGGAACCCGTTGTCGGCCCACTCGGCACCCCACTCGTTGAACAGGACGGTGCCCTCGAACTGGGTGTTGTGGATCACCTTCGTCACGCCGTGCAGCGACGCGATGAAGTCGCGCAGGTCTTCCGACTTCACGCAGTCTGTGTCAACGTGGTCAACCGGGATGTAGACGGTGTACTGCTTGTTGGGGCCGAAGGTCAGCGACATGCCAGACAGCTTCGAGCCGATCACGTCCACACCCTTGCTGTCATCTTGGGCGGCCAGCCAATCGTCCGACTCGTCCGGTGTGGAGGTTTCAATGTCCAGGGCCATCCAGCCACCGATGTTGCGAGTAGCCCAAGGCTTGAAGGCCTCCCACTTGTCGGCTGTGACCAGTCGGCGGGCGGATTCCCACTTCTTCAGCCGCAGGTCCTCAGTAGACCCCGCCACCATGCCTGGTGTCCACACGAGCGGCTGGTGCAGCGTGTTGCACCACTCCGGGTAGAGTTTGGCCAGTCGGAAGCTGGTCAGGTAGTTTTCCTCACCGTCCACCAGGCGTTGGACCAGCGGCTCGGTGCTGGCCTGCTCGTACAGCTCCCTCAGCGAGCCCTCGTCGCCCAGGCGGCGCAGCTCAGTCAGGCCGTCGTCACCGAAGCGCTCCAGCAGGGCTTGGAACTTGGCTGGGCCAAAGCCGGGCACACCCTTGATCTTGTCGGACGAATCCCCGACCGTGGCTTTGTAGACCAGGATGTTCTTGGGCGAGAACTCGCCGTAAGGGTTTTCGCGCTGCACGCCGTGCGTCCGGTAGACGGCGATGTTCGCGCCGTGAGCATTGGGCCCCAGCAGCTGGCACAGGTCGCCGTCATTCGAGACGATGACGGTGTCCTCTTTGGTGTGGGTGCAGAACCAGGCGATAATGTCGTCAGCCTCCACGCCGTCCTGGGTCACCTGAATGGAGCCCAACCTGCGGAAAGCCCCAAGCACCAGGACCTTGGCCTCATTGAACTGCTCGAACATCTCAGGAGCCTTCGGCTTCGCGTCCTGCTTGTACCCCTTGTCGATGTGCTGGCGACGGGACTTGCTGTGAAACCCCTCCACAGCAAACACGATGTCGGATGGCACACATTTGAGGTAGTCCAAGGTGGCCACCAGGGAGTTGACCGTGTTGTCGTAACCCCATCGCGCAGAGCTTACTTGAGAGCCGTCAGACGCCAGAATCGCTTCTGGGTCTTTTCCGGCGTACAGGCAGGTCTTGATTAGACTGCTTACATCAACTAGAACTTTCATCAATCGTACCTCACAGTTTCATGTACTCTATCAAATTCTTCCCGCGTCATAAACAACTTCGAGCCACGGGCAACGAGCAGCACCTGTATCTCCTCGGCCCAGTTGAAGAGCCTCTTCAGGAAGCTGTGCCTGTCGTCAGGGTCGTCACCTTTCTCGAATCCGCAGGCCTTGCCGACTTCTCGGATAGTCACTACGCCGCAGAATCTCTCCACTTCGTAGACGGTGTTCGGTTTGAAGAAGTCCTGACCAGGAAACGTACTGCCGAGCATAAGCCCGTCACCTGCCCCTTGCATCCTAGTTACTATTCTGGCTATTGGCTTCATCTTTACTCCTTGCTACAAGTGTCAGGCATTGGTCTTCTTGACCTAGTGAGGCCAGTTCACCAACGAACCTGAGAAACATCAGAGCACCGATTGCAGCCGTGAGCCACAAGCCGATGCCCGTCTTTTCAGCGACCAGCCACCAAAGCAGCATGTCGCGCAGCCCCATAGGCCTGGTCGGCAGAGCCGACCGGCTGAAGACAGGGCGGCGGGTCACTGTGCAGGCCCGTCAACCGGCTCATCAAGCCAGATCAGAAACAAAGCGCAGCAGGTTGCGTGCGCCAGGTGGTGGATGCCCGTCTCAGGGTCCTGCTTCTCGCCGCCCCACCAAGCCTCGATGTGACGGTTCATGGCGTCGTAGTACCTGGTGCGAGCGTCCGGTACGCTCTTCCAGTTATCCACGTCGTATTTGACGGCCCCGGCCTCCAACACTTGGATGACCTTGAGCAGCGTGCCACGAGGCAGCAAGCTCCAGCGAGGCTTGCCAGAGTCAAACTTTTTGCCTTCTGACTGCAGCCTCTGACCATCTGGATACCTTGGAGGCTTTGGGCGGCCCGGTCTGGGTGGAACGGGCGAATCACTTCTTGGCATCTTCAGCTCCTGTTCTGGTTTGACAATTCGTCTTTCAGCCACTCCGGGCTGTCGGGCATCGGTGCCCAGGCCAGTGCATCTGGCTGGCCTGTGTAGACCTCGTAGCGAGGCAAGCCGAAGCGGAACATCAGCTGCACCTTGCTGCCTCGTGGGCAGGTGTCAAGCCTCTGCCACTGCTGGCCGCTGGAGGTGGTCACTGCCACCGAGCCGTGCTGCTTGGTCTTGAATTCTGGTTTGCCAGCATAGTTGGAGCGAGGCCGGCACCGCCAAGCGGTAGAGGTTTCGGCTGTCGGCTGGAAGTTGCCTGCCGGGTCACAGAACTGCACCTCAAACTTTTCAAGGTCGAACTGCGTGCCAGATGACACGACTCTGTACCAATTCGACCATCCGCGATCTTCTGGCGGGACGGGAGGGGCTTTGACACGGGGCCACCGGAAGCGGCACCTCCAGAGAGTTGCGTCAGGGTGTGGCTTCCACCAGCCACCGTCCTTGGTCAGTGGGCGCAGAACGCGGTCGTTGCCGCAGATTTCAACTTCGTACATGTCGGTGCAGAAGAGGGCACCTGTTTCAGGTAGGCAAAACCACTCAGACCATTTTCCGAGGTCGGGGTCAACGACGCTCGACGAGATAGGGCCGTATGACCTTGGCGTGCCGTCAACGTCGCAGATTGGTGAACCCTTGGCAGGCTTAGTAGGTCTATCAAGCCTGCTCATGGCTTGTACCCCGCATCAATAATTGCCCGGCAAATAGCAGGCTCTGGCGGCTGAAAGTTCGGACCCTTGACTACCTTGCCGTTGGTATCCTTCAGTGTGGAGCCGTCAGCCTGCTTTTTGCTGAAGTTGGACTCCATGATAGCCTGAAGCACCCTCTCGCTAGGGATACCCCACTTAGCAGCTTCGCTGAGTGCATACACGACCAAATCCCCGTACCAGTCGGCCAAATCAGTCAGCATCTCAAGGGCTGAGCAGCCTGCCTCGTACTTTTCCAGAATGTCGAAGCCCTCGGACAGCTCCTTCTCCACCGTCTTGATGAAGCCGTGAATGCGCCCATCAGGGTCGCGCACTGCGCTGAGTGTTGGTACGTCAGGACAGGGCAGCCCGTAGAACTTGTTGAAGTCTTTGATTGTTTCAAATACGTTGCTCATTTCAGCTCCTTACTGGTAGTGAACGTGTTTGGTGTGCAGGTCAATTACAACCTGTACGTCGTGGTTTGTGAGCCAAGTCATAGCCTTGTGCTCTGTAACTGTAACGCAATCCAGCAGATGCCGGGACAACTTAGCTACGTCCTTTGGCACGTAACTGGCGTCTATATATCGCTCGTCTACCAGCCTGTGTTTGAGGTACTGTGAGATAGTGGCGACAACGATAGAGTCTTTACTCACCCTAGCACTAGGAAGAATGCGAGCCATGTACTGCGCCGCCTCTCGTAGAGGTCTGGCGTAATCGCTATCGCTCAACGTGATTAGCACGAAGTTGCTCATTTCAATCTCTCCAATGTGTATCTTAGATCTTTGTCGAGGTTTTCTTGGCCCAGAAGCCAGGATCGGTAATCTGCGGGAACCTGCGAGATCAGCAAGCCCTTGTGCTTGCCGAATGTCATTCGATGTATCAGCTTCGGCTGAGCCGCCCTCTTGAACAGGGTATCAAGGGGCACACCTGCTAGCGGCAGCAGGTGCCGCAGCAAGTCCAGGGTCGTGTACACGTCGCCCAGGGCGCTGTGAGATTTCTGGTCAGGCAGCCCAAGTTCGCGTTTCAGGTTTTCCAGCTTGTGGTTGGCAGTGCCTTTCAGGTACTGGCGCGACAGCGCCAAGGTGCAAAGGCCAGCTTCCGCATTTAGGTGGCCCTTCAGCATGCGGCTGTCGAATGGCAAGTTGTGGGCAATGGCGTGAGTCACCGCCCCCAGTTCAGCGATTTGGGCCAGCGTAGGGGCATCTGCTACGTCTGCATCTGAGATGCCGTGTACTGCGAATGCACCGGGCTCAATGGGACGCTCAGGATTGACCTTGGTGTGGAATTCACCGAGCACGTTGAGTTCGTGGTCGATGTGGAGCAGAGCAAGCTCTACTACGCCAGATTGCAGTGACGCTGTTTCAGTGTCCAGGATTGTGTACATATAGACCTTAAAAAGCCCACAGGGCATTGCTGCGCTGTGGGCTTGGTTGCGTCATGCGCCTAGGTTAGGCGGCGCTGAACATGAGTTTGGTGAATGGGTTACCGCCCATGCTTACCACTTCAGCCGTAGCCTTGATCTTGGTCACCTGCTCGGAGGTCAACTTGCCCAGACGGATCTTGTTGACGCAGCCCAGGGCGTAGTTCAGGAATGAGGCTCGGCTCTGGGGGGACAAGTCAAATTGAACCAGTTCGTCGTCCAGTTCCGAGGTGCGTGAGCAGGAGATGATGGAGCCAACAACCACTGCACGCTGCTTGAGCGCAGCCTTGGCGAAACCGAGGCTGCGCAGGTAGGCCAGGTGATCTGACACCAAGGTGCCGTCGCTGCATACAACGCCGTCATCGCTGTAGCGTATGAGGTCTTTTGGAGCGCGATCATCCCCAGGTGTGAGGGTGTAGCTATCCTGCCAAGACATCAGCTCAAAGGTAACTTGATCACCGACAGGCTTCTTGTCAGAGCGTTTGCAGACGTTGCCGTTGGTTGCGATCAGAGGAATCAACATGTCGAATGTGACAGGCATTGCGTTCTTCAGCGAGCTGATCACGTCAGTTGCCGAGCTGAACTGAGCAGCAGCGGAGGGGGCCAGGGGCTTGGCCACTGCGACAGCTGTGGTGGCAGCAGGTGCGGCAACGGCAACGTCGTCCTGGTCTTCAAAAGTTGCGGATGTGGTAGCAGTATTTGCGGTAGCAGTATTTGCGGGTTTCAGCATGATTTTAGCTTTCAGTGTTAGCCGTTCTTTCCGACTTGTCAGCAAGTAACCACTTGCGGGGTTTTGGTATTGTACCACCGTTTTAGGTGGTACAGCAGACTTTATCTATAAGGCACAGCTCTTGTGTGCCAAGAGGTCATTCCGTAGTCCTGCAGCGTAGACCACTCAAGCAGGGTACGCTCTGAGTCTGATAGCGCCGCACGGTAGCCATCAAAGTTTCTCAGGGCGTGGATCACTGATTCCGGGGTTGCGTAATACGCCTGAGCCCCGCAACTCTTAACCCAGCGCCTGTAACCGTTGAACACCTGCCGGGGGACGACCTGCAGGAACAGCTCGCCCCTGTGCTCCACCAGGCATGCGCTCTCTGCCCGCAGCAGCTCGCCACCCTTGGCAATTTCCGCCACGTCGATCAGGAACTTGATCATCTCTGGCATGGCCGTGGCCGACGCTTCCAGCAGGGCTGCCTTCATCGCCTCCACCGCCTGATCGTGCAGCTCCTGGAATTCGGCTGCCTCGGCTGCAAACTCGCTACCGGCCTCGGCCAGGATCTCCAAGACCTTGGCATGCAACTTGCCGAGGCCGAAGATTGTGACTGCGGTGTTGTGCAACGGGCGCTCGGTGATGTTGCGCCTGGCCCGCGCCAGCTCCGCGCTGTCACTATCCTGGGGCTGGCGCAGCTCGGCAGACATCTCGGCGGTGATCTTGGCCATCTCAGCTGACACCTCCGAGACGGAGGCGGTGGCCAAGATGTCCTCAACCAGCGCCCGACCCAAGGAAGCCAGAATGTCCTTGTTCTCTTGCACCTTGGTGAACTTGGAGAACGTGTCTCCGCGCCCACGGCGGCGAGTGAACGTGACAGGCACCGAGCGCTCCAAGATTGCGGTCTCAGTCTCCAACGCCTCTGCGATGAAGATCACTGGGGCCTTGATGTAGGTGGCCGACAGGTTGCGCCAGCCCTGGTTGCGCTGGCCAGCACCTGCCCCCGCGCCACCGCCGCGCAGAGAAGCCTTGCCGTTGTAGGCATCCCGCAGCAAGCTGCGGAACCCCTCCAGCCGTGTCTCCGACATGCGGTGAGGCTTGTACTCGTCAAGCAGTACCGGGGCCGAGGTGTAGCACGACAGCAGTTGTCCAAGTGCGAACGGGGTGGAGTTCGGCGTGGCCTCTGGCAGGCGCACTCGGTAGGTGTGCATGCTGGCAGCCAGCCGGATGTTCTGCGTCTTGCCGTAACCTGCGGCCCCGGCGACGTGCAGCAGCGGGTACTGGTCGGTGGCTGCATGGATCAGCGAGCGCCAGAAGCATGCAGCCATCCAACCATAGACCTGCCCGATGGTCTGCTTGTCGTTCGACTCCCACAGCGCACGCCAGGTCTCCACCAGCCGACGTTTCTGGTCTGAAGTGGTCAGAAGCTCGCGAGGGTGGGGGGCATCCAGCAAGTCGGGCACACCCTGGTGGGATGCGTCCTCGCTGAATGAGAAGTCGGCCAGCTTGGCTGCCCAGGCCTGGGCCACGCACCCACCCTTGCCGGCCCAGACCAGCACACCTTCTTGCAAGGGTGCGTGCTGGCTGTTGGGCAGCTTGACCAAGTCCAAGCCGCAGTGCAGCAGCTCTGTCTTGACCGGGGCTCCAGCATTCTGCAGCGCGGCGAGCACGCCACGGGCATCCATGTCGGTGCCCCAGAAGCCGGACCCGAAGCGAACCAGCTCCCGGTGCAGCCCAGCGCTGCTGGTGAAACTGTCGGTAGGGAAGCTGACACCGGAGGCAGTCAGCTCGCTGTCCACGTAAACGTCGGCCCGGATGGCTGACACCTCGCCGTTGATCACATGCGAGACGGACAGGTTCCCCAAGGACGCATTGCTTAGCTGGCGCAGGTCGCTGCCGTTGTCGGAGAAGATGCCCTCCAGCGAGACCTGGATACCTTGGTGCTGTGAGGTGGTGCGGTTGTCAGGCACCTTGAGGTCTGGAGCGGCCTCGGCGGCCTCTCCTTCGACCTCCTCGCCAGGCTCCTCACTGGCGGCGTCAGCCGGGGCGGCCACAAGCTGCTCCCTGCTCGTGAGCAGCTTCGACAGGTGGGCGCTGCTGTAGGAATAGCCCTGGTTGTCCTCCACGTACTGGCACATGCGCCGCAACTCGGCTGCCCGTTTGGACGGAGAGGCATAGCGGCTGCTGTCGCTCTCGTGCTTCTGGATCAGCTCCTTGGCCGAGTTGACGAGTTGATCTTCCGTCCAGCCGACCTCTCTGGCATAGACAGCCAACTGAATGGCGATCCGATTGAATCCGCCCTTGCACTCGTTGCGCAGGATGCGGTTGACGACCCCAAGGTCACGCTTGAGCACCTCGGCAGACGGAGGCTTGGCCTTGCGCGGCTTCCAGTTGGTGACCTTCTGCACGGCAGCGGTGTAAGCCAGCGAGAATTTACCGCTGAACCCTGGTCGAATGGTGGCCGGGCCTGTGGGCACGGCAGCCAACTCGACGTAGGACTCCTCGGTCATCCCTCTCAGCTGGTCAGCAGAGATGGCCACCTTGTAGAGGCCATTCTCTCGCTGGTTGTAGACGGTGCGCAGCATGCGACCGCGCTGGGCGGTGTAGACCCGGAAGTCCAGGTCTCGCACGGCGAACTTGAAGGCCAGCTCCTTGTAGATCGCGGGCAGGCGGGCCACTGGCTCGTCCGGCTTCTCCATGAAGCACTCTGGCGGTACCAGCAGATGGAAACCCTTCTTGCCGGAGCAGTAGATTTCAATGTCGTGCTCGGTAAGCCCAGCAGCTATTAGTTTGCTGTACAGCTCGTTAGCAGACTCGATTGAATCTGTCAGAGACTTCGCGTCAATGTCGAAGTACAGCGGGCCATAGTACCTGATGCGATCCTTCTGCTCCTGTGTTGGGTCAGAGTCCATGAGGGTGTCAAGTCCGAGGATCGTCACGAAAGTGGGCTTGATAGCTGAAAGGTCTTCTGTGTACCGAACAGGAGTCCAAGGCTCTTGGCCGCCGGTTTTTTGGTAATACCTGAAGAGTGGGACTTTCATGTGCAGAGCCTCAGTAGCGTTGTGTCAGAGTCGGATCAATAAGGTCAAGTCTTCGCGCGTCAACTAGGTACCACTTACCGTCCACCAGCTGCCGTTCTGGACTGTGCGTGGAACGGATCACAACACCGACGCGCGACTTCGGCATGCCCTGGTAGATGTACCGCTCTACCATCGTGAAGCGCGGCAGCCACATGAAGACACCTGGAGCCAGACGGCGCGGCGAGTGGTCGAACAGGCGAGTGGTTTCTGGGGCAGGGAAGCCGCCGACTTCAAGGCTGAAGCCCTCGTCCAACGTGAAGTCGGTGTCCAGCAGCTGGATGACCTGCAAATTGGTGGGCCGCCCGGCAGACGCCTGGAACAGGTACAGCTTCTTCTTGGGGCAGAGGCTCACCTTGACCGTGTAGTGGCCGCTGTGGAATTCGCGGAGGTGGTCGTCTGGGAGGTGTTCTGCTGCCGTGTTGCTGAACTGGCGTTCAAGGGCAAGGTGGTCTGTCTGGGTCGCGCCCCGTGACGGGGTCTGGAATTGATGGTGCATGAGGTTGAGTGAGTTGGCTCGCCGGGGTGGCGGGCGGATTGTAAATGGTCAAAGGCCGAGCAAAACATCTCGGAGCGATTTTTTGTTTTCCACGGTTGCGACGAGGTCTGAGTTGGTTGCCAACTGCCCGAACAACTTGCGCTGCACAGTTCCGTTTGCTAGTGCAAACCTAACAGTTGGACGTACCTTCTGCCCCATACGATCAACGCGCCCTATCGCCTGTGTCATCTGAATCGGTATTGTTGAAGCCTCAACGAACAACACTTCCGAGCAGAGGTGGGCTGGGTTTAAGCCAGCCCCGCATGACGAAGGTTGTCCGACTAGGATTCTGCACGACGGATCGTTCAGGAATCTGGCAACTGACTTTGCACTATCGACTTCAGAGTAGGCACCTACAGCTACATCACCGTGCTTGGTATTCAGGTACTCAAGCATGTTGCGGCTGGTGCGCTTGTAGTAAGTGAATATGATCAGCTTGCTACGGTCGTGCTCAAGGCAGCGGCTGTCTTCCACCACATTGTCCACCAAGTCGTAGATGGTTGATCGGTCACCCGGAGACCCAGAGAACTCGTGCCAGTTACAGACTATCTGCTGCACAGCGTGGTAAAGCCGTGTAGCAGTCGTCGCATCAATCTTCTCGCCGTCGGGCAGGAGTAGAAACTGCTCGTCAACCAGCTTCCTGTACAGCTTCTGGTGGGCGGTATCCAAGTCGTAATTCATCGTCTGGAAGATTGGTGTCAGATCGTAACCGAACACCTCCTCCTTGGTACGTTTCACGGTGTGGACGGCTAGGTGCTTGGCCACAACATCTAGGCCTCGCCATGCTGTAGGTTTCTGGAAAATGTCTCTCGTCTCAATGTGCCTAAGCTCAAACTCTCCCAAGGACTTGTAGACGTTCGGTGTCTTCAGCCTGATGTAAGAGTAGGCGTCGATTGGGCCGGAAGTTGGCGTAGCAGTCAGAAGCTGCAAGGCCGCTTTTGGCTGCCGCAGCACAGACTTAAATAGCACGCTTCTAGTCGATTTAAGTGCATGCGCTTCATCGACTATCAGCTCAAGTTCTCTCTCCATTCCAAGTTTTAGCCAGTTGCTTGGGTTGTCCCGGTAGATGGCATGGCTCATCACCACCCACCGCGCCTCTTGAGGCCTGAGCTTGGCCCTCTTGGCTGGTGGGCCATCAAAGCGGCAGACGGGGCCCCGGCCCACCTGCTGTAGCCAAGAAGTCCACTGCGGAATCAGGATTGGTGGGACGACCACCAAGGTCACATCGACCTCGCGCAGCAGGCTGGTCAGGGTGCTGATGACCGTCTTTCCAGTGCCCACGTCAGAGAAGTTGGCAGAGGCCGGTAGCTGGCTCAGCAGCTCCGCATCCGACACCTGCAGGGCGGTCGGAGCGAAGCCAGCTGCCTGCTCAAATTGAGGCTTGATGGCTTCGTACTTCATTTGTAGAGGCGGTCTTCAGTGTCCATGAACCAGTCAAACAGGGTGTAGACACCTTCCACAGAAGCCTGGCTAGCTTTGGCCAGCATTCTAGCTAGCCAACACACAGGAACCGAGAACAAGAGCAGGCACCCTACGGCAAACAGCAGCGGCAGGAGCAGGCAGGTTGCTAGCCATGCTAGCAACCTGCCGTCAACGCTTACCAAAATATACCACAGTGTGGCGGCCACAATCGCCAGATTGGCTCCAAGCATCTCACCCCTCCTTCACGGCACCAAGTGCCATCACGTTGTCGATATGCAGCCGGGCGGTGAGCGGAGCTGCGTTTCGGTTGGCGGCCCACCACTCTGGCCACTTGTGCGGCCCTAGGAAGACGACAGTCTCGTCGAGCGGGTAGCCCTGCACCTGCACCTTGAGCGCCGACTTGAGGAACGACCACCACGTCACGGCTTGCTGGTGGCCGGCGAGTGTACCCCAGTCGAACTTGTCGTGAATCAGGTTCCAGGCTCCGGGCTCAGCCGGGGCGAGCAGCCCGATGCCAGCCGGTCGCATGTTGTTGAGAAAGACGTAAGTGCTGGGGTGCTTGGCACTCCAATAGATTGGAGGTAGCGAGTTGAGGAAGTCTTTTGAGTTCATAGTCTTTCATGGTTGTGGTGTCACTGAGTGAAACAACCACAGCAGAGGTGCTGCTGGCTGGGTTATTAAACTTTCTATGATGTAGTAGGTGTTCTGGCAGTTTAGCTCACCTACATTTAGGTCACGTACATGGATTCCAGCTTCTGTCATGGCCATTCACCCACAGACACTGAGCCTCTGGTGAAGCCAATCATCTGGCTGGTGCATGCAGGCCGCAGGCTCCAGGCAACTTCTAGCTTAGTGTAATTGTTTTGATCTACAAAGTCTTGCACTAATTCAGTTGCGTTCGCGGCTGGTGTCATAAATTACTCCGGCACATATTTTTGAAAGTCCTTCCAGTATACGCCACCTTGGCGGATCAGGAGGGACACTTCTGTCGAGGCCAGCACCAGGGCTGGCACCGGCAGTCTTGGCCGCAGCCGCTCAATGGCCAGCAGGCCGGATTCGAGGGCTCCACGGTGCAAGTCCGTCAGACGCTCTTCGGAGCATGCCTGCACGGAGGCCCGGCACGCGCCGTGAATGATCTTGACATCAGCGTCCAGGATGTCAGCATGGTGCGCGGCGGCGGCTGCGATGAAGAGCAAGGTGCAGACGCTGTCCAGCACCTTGTTCATGTCGCCACCGATCAGGGCTTGTAGGTGAGCCGAAGTCAGCATCTTGCTGAACTTGGCGTAGGCCACGGCGCGTTCGACTGGGGTGAGGTTGAGGTTTTTTCTTTTCATGTTGGTAGGTGTGGTAGTGGGTCGATTCTTGCCTGAAGTTACATAAACCTCCTCAACACGTAGCGTAAGCTGCCACCCAGGACTTGCTCGATCTCGGCCCGCAGGTTGTAAAACATGATCGCCGCATCTGAGTACGGGTCAACGTCGAAGGCGTGTACGCCTACCCTATTCCAAGGCTCTGCGACCTTGCCTTGAGGGTTTAGTAAGGTTGCTGGTGTCATGTCAGCTGCTCGTATTGGACGTGGCACCAGTGAGCCAACCGCCACGATTGAGGTATTTTAGAGTATACAGCTCTACGCACCTCAAAGTTAGGGTGTATGTGAGACCGCAGCGTGGTTATTACGCCTTCTCTGGGTAGCTCTGCCTCAGTCATCTGAACTCCTTAATGCCCACTTTTGCAGGGTGAAAGTCTCTGCTATGCTCAAGCAGCTCATCACTATCCACGAGCACATCGGTAGAGGTGTCATCCAATGGTGCAGCTGGATTCGTCTTTGGTCTACAGAAGTCATCTTACAGATTGGTGTTGTGATAGCCTTAAATGAAGTTCTAGCCTTGCCAACCTTCCTAAGCTTTTACTTATCTGCAAAGCCTCGTAGTTGTACCACCTTACGAGGTGCCTCGGGGTGCTTATTTTGGTTGGTGTCATGTTGATTCCAGCCATGTAGTTGCACCTTCAGCTACCTTACCTTCAACGAGTGCGAGGTCGTGCAGGGAATCGTACACTTCCTCGTCACCGTCGTACACTGGGATAAGTCCTCGATCATTTATGTATACTGGTGTCATAGGTACACTGGTGTCATAGGTATACTGGTGTCATAGGTACTCCGCTAAAGAGATGGCAGCCTGGAACCCGACCTCGAACAGTTGCTCCAGCCCGGCTCTCACCCGGCAGCGTCCAGCTCCAACCATCTCATGCTCGTTAATGTCTACTGCGGTCATGTGTCACAGCCCGTCGCAACGGATTCGCAGCACTTGACCTCCATGTCGGACAGAGGGCCGAGCCCCAGTCTTGCAGTGTGCTTGTAGACCCCTACAAGTTCTCTTTCCATGATTTGTACTGGTGTCATACGTTCCTTACTGCTGAAGCGATCCTATAGGTCACATTGACCACATCCACCAGGTGCTGGCTTACCCGGTGGTGCCAGAAGCCGACTAAGGGCCTTTCAGCTATCCAGACAGGTGTCATAGGTAGCCCCTTATAGCCAAGCCAACCATTCCAGCAGTGTAGGCCGCACTGCTAAGATAACTTGACACGTCGTGCGCCCAGTAGTTCACTAGCCTCTGTTCGTCTATGCGTACTGGTGTCATAGGTTTCTGGTGTAGTGGAATATGTAGATTGCCAGCGGCTGGTTACAGTCGTAGACCCTAGCAAGTCCTGTGCTTACGTCATGCCTGGTGATACCACTGACATCGTCATACATCCGAATAACCCGGATTCGGAATCCAACGGCGTTCACCTGAACCTCCCGTCTGCCGAAAGAATGGCCCAGGTCTTGAGCCGCTGGCTGATCGACATCACGCCATGTATGCCGTAAATTGCAGGCACTGAGCTGCCGCCCCTGAGAAGGAACCCTACCTCTGTCACAGCTCCACCTTCTCACGCGGCTTCTCGCCTCGCAAGTGTTTTGGCCACTCGCGCCATCCAAGTGCAACGCTGGGCAGATCGAAGGCGGCGTAGCGGTCAGCGGGCAGGCCTGGCAGGCGTTTCAGCTCGTCGCCAGCGTAGTTCTCCTTCGAGATGGGCGTTTTACGGGGTGGCACCAAGCCTTCCTTCGGCTTGCCTGCCAGCTCGTCGTCAAGCTCCCGCAGTTCGAGCCTGCCGTCGAGTGTGAGAGTGTAGGTCCACTCGTACATCTCGACCGAGTCGCCCCAAGTAGTTTGCACACCAGAGACGAGCCCGGCTGTCATCATGGGGCGCAGGTGCATGTGATGCACAGCGTCGGCTTTGATTCTGGTTCCATCGGACTTGACGGCCTCCACGACTTGCTCGGCGGTCAGGTAGTCTGGCGATGCCAAGGTCTTGAGGATCTTGTGTTTCAAGCTTCCGGGTTTGATGTCTGCGTAACGGCTCATTGTTGAATCAACCTTTGATAAACCAAAAGAAAGCCACGACACCTGCCGCAGCGCAAATAGGGATCACGATGTACTGGCCGACGGCCTGAACAAGCTCAGGAGTCATCCCTCTTCCTTTCGTGCGACGGCTTTTGCAATGGCTGGGTGGTTGGATAGGCGTGTCACAGTGGTGCGTGCCATCTGCAGGCGGGCAGCGGCCATCTCGAAGGCGCTCTCAGCATCGAGCAAGTTCAGTTTGGCTGTTTCGAGTTGCTTTTCGACAACATCAGTGAAGTTCGGAGTTCTGAAGATTTTGAACATTTTGGTAAATTGTAGGCGATAAAAAACCGACTGGTTTTACGCAGTCGGTTGGCTGTGAGGTGTTGCTGATCAGGCTTCGGTAACTTCAGCCGCAACTTCAGCCACAACCTTCTTGGGGCGTGGCGTGAATTCCTTGTCTTCTTTCCAGACGCCAACGGCTTCCATACCGTCCACGCCGCCCTCGATCACGCGGATCGAGAAGGCTGACTTGTCACCAGTGCGAACGCGGTAGGAGTTGATGGCGCTCGACAACTTGTTGCGCACTTTTTCGACAGTGCTGTCGGCAGCAACGGTCTCGAAGTGGCAGTCGTCAGTAGCGGGGCGCAGAGCTGCGAAGGTGGAGTCCAGGGCACCGACGGTGGTACGGACGATGGTTGGTTTGGGGATGGAGCGGATGGTCATGGTGATTCCTTGGTGGTGGGTTGATTTGCTGCGGTAGCGGAGCTATTGTATCACAGGTATTGGTACAGCGTGAAATTTATTTTGCCTGACCGTGGCCTGTGGACCAGGCTAAGCTTCTTCTGCAACTCTCTCAGGTAGAAGCCTTGCCAAGGCAGCACCCTGGGCAGCCAGAACCAGTGGTCGATAAGGTGCGGGGTGCTGGTCATAGCAGGATCTTTACGGTTGTGCGCGGATTGTAGATGATGCGGTACAGGGCCAAGCGCAGTTCAGGACTGTCAAGGTCGTACAGGCCCTGGTGGAAGGGCAGGTAGCAGAAGTTGCTGATGGCTGCTGATCTAGGTGTCATTCGTCAAGTCCTCCGCGAAGATGGGCGCGGCATTGGTACTGCCCTGTGCCTTCTACCAGGGCCAGCCGGAATGGCTGAAGCAACTTATGCACGGTGATCCTGGCAGAGTAGCTGAAGCTTGTGGCGGTGTATGCGGGTGTCATGTGTGACAAATCCTTCTGACTTCAAGGAGGATTAGATGTTCCGGTATCATGCAGAATTGCCTGAGCAGTGCCCACTCGCAAGTCCCTCCAATGGAGCCTACCTGCTGAAGTCGGATCAACTGTAGTTGAGGTGTCATGCTCGAAGCCCTTTCTGCAATGTGTGCTGTAGTTCGGGTCCCGGTAAGTCCAGCAGGGTTGAGAATAGCTCGTGGGGCCGGTCACCGAGGTGCCCAAGAACTTGCAGCCGATACAGTTTCGCTGCTTGTGTCATGCTTCCAGCTCCGTGTAAATGTACTCGCGGATTTTGTAGGACGGGACACCGTCGCGGATGGCTAATCGCATTGGCCACAGGCCTTCCGATGTGAATGGCATGCCTGTAAAGTGGAAGACTTTGCTGTCTACGTCAGTCATAGGTTCACCAACCTGTCTGCTTTTAGCGTGTTGCGCAGGTAGTGAGGTACGTTTGACATGGCTACGAACACATGATGTTGGCTTCCGCGTGGGAAGTAATACAGGTGCATGTAGTGGATTAGTCTTGGCAGTGGTGTCATAGCTGGTCTCTCAGTCCAAAAGCCAGTGAGTATAGGGCCCAGAACTCCAGGTCCACATCCCTGTGTGCATGGCCATTGCCCAGTCTCAGAGCCAAGTCTGACGGGTCGAGTGTCTTGTAGGGTGTCATAGATTCCTCCGGCAATCCGCCGATAGTCCAAAAACCACAAACATCTCGTATCTTACGCGCCTGTAGGCATCCCCGCCACCGGGGAAGCACTCGGTGTATGTGCGAAATTTTATGTAGGCAGGTGTCATGGTTCGGCCCACTCTTCCATGCTCCAGCCTCTAGACGGATCTGGTAGTTCAATCAGAGCCTCCGTTAGGGGCTCTACGTTGAGCTCCTGCCACCCTCCGTATTTAAACAGTATCTGCATGTACGCTAATGCTACGTCTCTTGGTGTCATTGTGAGCCCCATGCTAACCATTGCCTAGGATGACGTAGGCCGTTTAGGTTAGGTATGCCTTCTCGAAGAGAGAAGACTACAGACGCTTCGTTATAGGTCTGCCAGCCTGAATACCAATCTAAGTAATGCCATCTAACTAAACTAACAGGATTCACATAGCCTCCTCATAATCCCACAGCGGGTCTAAGACTTGGTAAAACATATGCGGAACACCAGCCACTATAGCCTCCTGAAGTTGGCAGCATTCGTGCCCGTGCCAGAATGTGTCATCGCTACGCGCGTCTTCAAATGGTAGTGAAGCTGCGTTCATTGCTCTACCCACCCAAAAACATCGACACCGAACCTTGCTGGATCTCTTACATTCAGCAAGAGATACTCAGATAGTTCCCGCAGCTTTACGCCGTGAGGGTCTGCAATAGGCCACGCTCCGTAGAGCTGGCACAGCATGAACTCACCGATCTCGTAGCATCGAGGTGTCATGTTTTCAGGCCCTCACGTACTGCCCGTAGAAGCCTCGTGCCCGGCACCGCCAAGAGAGCAGCATCAAGCTTTCTGCACTGGCTGAAATCCAGAAGCCAAGCCGGATTTCCTAGCTCCCAGGTTTCATAGGTGTTCATATGCCCTCCACCATCGCCCGAAGTCGCCCATCAAGTCGAACCTTGCGGTTGCCGTGGGCCAAGAAGCCGACCACCACCTTGCGCTCGGGCCGGGCGCAGAGGCGGCAGCGGTCGCAGTTCGTGTCCATGACCTGGGCCGGGCAAATGGCCACCGGCAGGCCAGCTGGCGAGGTCAGGCGGCGCGGCGAATCGGATGGCAGCGTGACGACCAGTGGCCAGGCCCCGCGAGCATGCAGCTGGTCAAGGTCGGCCAGCCCGTCTGCGGACACGTTGATTGTGAACCCGGCAGCCGTTGCTTTACGGGCTGCGGCCAGGGCCTCATCAGACCGCTTGTGTGTGAAGCCGAAGCCCAGCTTACTGTAATTGGCCGCCGCGATGTGCATCAGCGCCTCTGAATCGACAGCCTCACCCTGCCCCGGCAGGTCTCCAGCCACTGCGTAGCGCCAGAGCTGGTAGCGAGGCAGGCTGGAGATTTTGTCGCACAGCTCAGCCAACGTGATGCCGGTGTCCGCCTTGCGCCAATTAAGGGCGGTGTAGAAGCCCTCCGCATAGCAGGTGGTGCCGTAGTGGATACAACTTGGCGGGCAGGTGCTGCGCTGAGCGTAGACCTGCGGGATGTTGCCAGTTTTGGCGTTACTGGAAGTGAGGGTGAAGAAGTAGCGCATGGCAACTTACCTCGGCTCTTGGTGCCGAACTTTGACTGAACCGATGATCATGTGCTTGTACCTGATGCGGTAAGTCTTGTGGCCAGTGGACTTGAGCCTAGTATCTGCAATGGCAAGCAGAGTGCGTAGCGTCAGACCGAGGTCCGGCACGTCAATGATGTTTGATTCCATAAATTTCCTTCAGTAAGGTGTTGTGAATCTTAATGCTCAGGCCGAATAGTTCATAGAAGAGTCGGGCTGTGAGTGCGGACTGCCCTTGAGTTAGAGTAAATATCTCCTTTACTCCGCCGTTTGGAGGTAGGTTAGATGGTGTCACCTCAGCGCTCCATAAGTTGAGTGGTGCAATCTGGTTGCAGCTACGGCGACCTGAATAAACTCCGCCACAACGAAGTGGCAGCGCAGCATCTCTGGTTCCAGGTACGCTGGCCATGACGGCAGGCCTTGGTAGGGTAGGTTGGTCATAGGTCTAAAAGAAGGCTTCCGATGACTCTA